CGCTGGGAAGGTTTTAAGATTCGTGTAAATAGGTGCGGCAGGAATGAGTCCTCTTTCCATCTTTTGCACCAAGTTTTCAATGGCGAAGGCTTCGATTTCCACATAAGCGATTGTTCTATGTTCAAGCCCTGCAAGCTCAAGTCCTCTTTCGATTCCACCATATCCGCTGCAAAAACTGACGACAGTTGGTAATTTTTCGGTAGCACCCACATTAAAACTCCCCTCTACAAATCTTGTTTAGTTTGTGTAGTTGGTTAGGTGTTAATCTGCCTTTATGTAGCTTAATAATACATGACCACCGAGATTCCGGGATACCAAAGATGCGCCACTTTCTGACACTATCTTGTTTTATTTCTGTATTCTCTGAAATAGCTTTTGAGCCACCGCAATTTTTTATAATTGATTCTATTGTATGTTTCATTATTTTTCTCCTTTAATATTTATATCATAAGGAAATGTTTTCCTATTTGCAAGGATTAAGTTTTTGTTTATAATGAATCTAATAACAAAGGATTGAGAAATGAATTACGTTGGTAAAAATGCCTAAAAGATTTTGGACACAAGATAAGATATTACAAATAATAACATTATGGAAAGATGAAACACTTTCTGTAGAACAGATTGCAGCCGAGCTAGGCACTACTAAGTCCTCTGTTGATAAGTTTGCTCATCGCAACCGGGATACGTTGCCAAAGCGCGGTCATCAAAAAAAACCAAAACCTGTCAAGTTTAAATTAGTTCCTAAAGTATCTAATCAATATAAAAAATATACAGATATTAAAATGATACATAAATGCCGTAGACTTTTTGAGGCAGGTTATAGCACCCCCGATATTTGTGAATTGGCTGAAGTAAGTCAATCGACATTTTACAAGATGCGTAAGTATGCACCTAAATATTTTATAAAAGTAAAAACGCCACAGCCAGAAAATATTATACCTGTGAAGTTTGCGCCTCCCGGAAAAGGTTATTATTTAAAATCTAATGGTGGATATTTACATTTAAGCGGCAAGACCTTAACATTGAATAGCAAATATGCTTGGCGCGGTACAGAGTATCAATGCACTCTTTTAATGAAAACATCACCATTTAAAAAGCTTATCGCTGTTAGAGAATATTAATGTGGTACTTATTAAAAGTTAAAACTGGCACAGAATTTAAAATTCATGACCTATTAACTGATAATAATATTGAAGTTTATAGTCCGTATGAGAAAAAAGCTGTTAGGCGTAGTAAGCAGCAGAAAAAATCTAGGGTTCGAGTTAATTATATTTTGCCTGTTTTGCTGGGTTATCTACTTATTAATATAGATGATTTTACAGAAATTTATGATTTAATAAGCAAATATAGAAATATTTATGGTCTGCTTTATGATGGCACGTCACCATATCGACTACATGATAGCGTTATTAGTGAGCTAAAAGAAATATATCCTGTTGGTTATAAAACAGGTAAATTAAAAAATAGTATTGAGCAAGTCAAACCGAGATATAAAAAAAATGATATATTAAAAATTGATAGTGGGCCTTTTACTGGGTTACAGATATCTGTATTATCAGTCACTGACAGCAATCTAATAGGTAATCTGCAAATATTAGGAGCGGCAAGAGCAGTCACAGTAGCCCTAGACGAAATTAGGCTAAACAAATGAAACAATATTATGATTATCTTGATAAGCTTAGTAAGTCAGTAAAACTAGATTACACTAAAAGCCCTGATTACTTATCTGAAAGGTTTAATTTAAGCCGTAGTGATGCCTATAGTTATTACATTAAATGGTTTAATAGCAGAAAAGCAGGCAAATAAAAAAGCCCCGAAGGGCTTTCTTTTTCATATTGAATATGGTGTATGATAGACACTTGACATAGTATTGTGCTCATCCCAGTCAGAGCGTTCTTCGGGTGGTTCATAAAAGCTATTATATAGCTCATAAAACTGGTCTAGTGTCGCAATTTCAATCAATGCTTCTAAAATATTTTGTGCATCATCGTTCAATTCAAGTATATCTAATAATATATCGTTTTTTTCTTTTTTTTCTGCTTCTGTCATTTTATTATCCTTTATTTTCATTAAATTCTGTTTCAATTTCTTCCGCGCAGATTCCACATCTCCACCCTTCAATATCATCACCATAAAATGGATAACGATTGACATACCTGCCTGTCCCGGGAGAGCAATTGTTGTCACAATCTACGCATATTTCTTTGTTAAATATATTATTCATTTTATAATCCTTTCTTTAAAATGTGTTTTTAATATACATAATAATAATATTAATGCAACAGTAACGTGAATTTAATTCCATATATAATGTATTCCAAGTGAAAATTTTATTGCAAAATGTGCAGTTTTATTGGGTTTTATGCTTGTATTATGTTGGAAGCTTGCTATAGTAAGTTATTATTAAAAAAGGATTAGAAAAATGAATAATGAATATTTAAAAACTGAAATGCTCGATACGGGTGGGGGCTGTGAGGTTCGAATCGTATATTTAGATAATAAAGTTTTAGTTATGAATGATGAATATGTGTCTCTTTATAATTCAATTGAAGATTTTTGGGATATAGACGAAGATATAGAAAAAGAACAAACAAACAAAGAATTGTTTGGATTTTGGGTTAACAAGTATTAATAGATATAAAGGATTAAAAAAAATGTTTGTATTAATAACAATTAACAAGGCAACTAACAAAAATTTAGATGTAGAATTATATTCAGTTGAAACTGGCGAATGCTACCAAGAGATGCTGAAACATATTAAAGACATTAAATCGCAAGGATTCAAATGTGAGTATCATAGGGTCACTTAAAAACAATTAAAACAATAATATTAATTAGGTCGCTTCGGTGGCCTTTTTTTATGTCTAAATAGTATATAGGGAATAAGACTTAGAATAGATAAGGGGCTTTTAATGATGTTTTATAGATATTAATTGATTAACAAAGCCAATAAAACCGCGCTTTCATTCTATTTTAGAGTGGTAAATAGTGGATATTAGGGCTGAAGAAATCAAAAATCCTCTGTAAACCTCTACAGCAGCCGCCCCGGAGCAGGTCCTTTTTAATGACCAATCATACCAAGGTATATGCAAAACGCTCTCTGTGGCCATCCTACGAGACTTTTTATATTGATATTTATGGAACAAAACAAGAACATAGGAGGGTAGAAAACTGGCACAAAAAAACCCCGCCAGAAGCGAGGTCATAAGATAATTAATTTTATTATATATTTAAGCTAATACGATAAAAAAACAAGTTAGTAGAAAAGTTGTAATTGATATTAATAGAAAATTGAGCATATCGATAAGAAACTGTTTAGACTGTAAATATTCAAACATAATTAACACCCTATCAAATCAATTTCGCAATCATGAATACCCATCTCATCATTCTTGTATGGTAAGGTAAAGTTATCGCCCCACCAGTATCCTTCGACTTGTCTGTCCTTTGTATTAATCCAAATATTCGGCCCACCGTAAGATACAAGAATCGCAAAACCTTCGCACATATGGTCGGGTTTAATTTTTTGCAATTCTTTGTAATCTGTTTCAGATAATCTATAATAATTACTATCCCATTTATGAAAATCATCTACATTAAAATCATTTAAATCATTTTTATGTACTAAATATGTTATTTCTTGTACGTCACCTCGAAAGTCATATGCTGATAACATATCGCCTACGCGATAATCAGTGTCATAATTATCAAACTCAATGTCATCTTTTGTTATTGTAATGCCTTGCTCAATATCATTAACTATTGACCTAACATGAAACTCAATATCGTTCATTTTTTCTTGTGTATTTGTCATAATCTTTAATCCTTTTGTTTATGATAGAATAAAAGTAACAGATTATAAGTTAATATCAAGTTAAATTATACCCCCCCCTTATATATATTTATAAATTATTTGACTGTTGCAAATGCGCAACATTTTAGACAAAGCAGGATGTTCACCTTTTGTTCCCGGCACCCCACCCAACCATCTCACATATATTTCTATCTTTAACTTTATATATACATCACCACCTATTTTTATATCCCCATTTTTTTTCTTGAATTTTTTTTGCCCTGTGGTAATTATACAACAGATGATGCCGCGCGTTCAACCAATATTGAAGCCTCGCACCTCGCCTTTTGTTAAGGCCTATGGGGGAATTGCGTCATTTTTTTTTGGAAAAATTTTTTATGAAACCTTGTAAATCATGTACCAGTCCTAAGACCTGTCAGAAGATGGGTAAGTGCAGAAAGCGTTCTGGTAAGCGTAAATCAAGCGGTTATAAGATACCTGGGTATTAGTATATTATGTTTGGTAGACCTGGATTAGATAGATTTAATAGACCCAATGGCAACCTAACCAATGGTGGTAGGCAAAATAACATGGGATTTGCACCTTTGCAGCGTGCTGTAAGGCGACCTGGTGGTAATGGTGGTATGATGAGCCAACAACAACCTATACAACAACGCCCTATGCAACCTACACCAAAACAACCTATGATGCAAAATTCTGTGCCAGAATATATTAAAACAGCGCCAAGTGTTGCACAAATGCCACAGATACCACAACCTATGCAGCAAATGCCTGTAACGCAACAGCAAATACCTAATCAAATGCAACCTGTTAGACAATATGGGCAACCACAACCAATGTTAACTAACAATGTTGAGCCTGTAGCACCTAAAATGCCACAATACAGTATGCCTACAATGCCTGATAAACAGCCTATTATGCAAGATTATATGCCATTTGAAAACAATAATAATGCATTTAACAACTATAATCGCATGATGCAGCAGCAAACATTAAACAATCAGTTAAGAGGACTTGGACAGATATCTGATGCAGAATTGAGGCAACGCAATGGGTTTTAAGCCGGGACATAAAAAAACAGGTGGACGACAAAAGGGTACACCCAATAAGCAAACTGCATTGTTAAAAGATGCAATATTGCAAGCTGCCATTAAAACAGGTGGTGGTAAGGATGGACTTGTTAAGTATTTACGTGAACGTGCAGAAGAAAACCCTGCCGCATTTATGACGTTGCTAGGCAAAGTATTGCCAATGCAAGTGGCTAATGATGATAGCGGTGAGCCATTTAAAATAATAAATAAAATAGAATTGACAGCACCAAAAAGTGACAGCGATTAACATAGAATTACCGCCTAAGCTTATACCTGTGTTTGAAGGTAAAGCTGATTTTAGAGGCGCATATGGCGGCAGAGGTAGTGCTAAGACACGTAGCTTTGCCATGATGACAGCTGTAAGAGGCGCAATGCTTGCAAGTAATGGCGAAAGTGGACAAATACTTTGCGCTCGTGAGCAGTTAAACAGTTTGAATGATAGTAGTTTTGCCGAGGTAAAAGCAGCTATATTAGGCAATCAATGGTTGTCACAATGTTATGAGGTAGGCGAGAAGTTTATAAGAACTAACCCTAAGATGCCAGGGCGTGTTGATTATAGCTTTAGCGGACTAAGACATAACCTTGAAAGTATTAAGTCAAAAGCGCGTATTATGCTGTGCTGGATTGACGAAGCAGAACCTGTAAGCGAGTTAGCTTGGAGTAAACTACTCCCTACAATTCGTGAAGAAGGCTCTGAAATATGGGTAACATGGAACCCAGAACGCAAAGGTAGTGCTACAGACCAACGCTTTAGGCAAGAACCGCCTGAAAGCAGTAAAATAGTACAAATGAACTGGAAGGACAACCCTTGGTTTAACAAAACGCGATTAGCTAATCAGCGTGTAGAAGACCAAGAAAAACGACCCGATAGTTATGAATGGATATGGGAAGGCGACTATGCCAGTGTGCATGAAGGCGCATATTTCTCTAAACTACTAGCGCAAGCTGAACGTGATAAACGCATTGTTGATAGTCTACCTATTGACCCGGCACTGCCTGTATACGGCTTTCACGATATTGGTGGCTCTGGTGCTAAAGCTGATAGTTATACAATTTGGTTAGCGCAGTTTGTAGGTGATTGGATACACGTACTTGACCATTACATAGCACAAGGTCAGGTGCTAAGTTATCACATCAATGAAATGCGTAGACGATGGCCTCACGCTATTATGCAACTACCGCATGATGGTGTTAATGAAAATAGCTGGACAGGTAAAAGAATAGAAGACCATTGGAGAGATGGTGGGTTTGAGGTGTTAAAACCATTAACAAACCAAGGTAAAGGCGCAGCAATGCAACGTGTTGAAGCTGTAAGACGCATACTGCCTAAATGTAAGTTTGTTAGAGAGAAAACACAAGCTGGCCGAGTATCACTAGGTTGGTATCACGAAAAGCGCCCTGCTGATGGCCGTGAAATAGGACTGGGCCCTAATCACGATTGGTCATCACATGACGCTGATAGTTTTGGATTAATGGCAATAATGTCAGATAGATTTGTTAGACGTAAAGCAAAACCACTGATAATGCCTAACTACGGAAGTGCAATATAATGCAAGAATATA